GTTTTTGAATTTTAATATTTTCTGCATTTGCAGGAAGAATTATATTTTGCACGGAAAAGCTATTTACTACTTGTTCTGTTTTTTGCTTGTCAAGTATATCTTCAATATTATCGTCAATAATTTTTACTACTTTTTCTATGACAATTTTTTTCATTTACCTACCTCTTTTTTTTCCGACAAGGGCTGCTTCGGTGATAGCAGCCCCGCCGTTTAGTATTAACCACAAAAAAGATTAGTTGTTTGTAGAAACAAACAATGTAATCTTTACTTCTTTTCCGTCGCCTGCACTTGGCATACTTGCTGCTGCAACTTTTACATAAACATCTTCGTCTGCACTATTAACATCCTGTGCAAGTGTTTTTCCGAATATGCTTGGCACATCAGTTGTTGTATGTGCTGCCGCTGCTTTATACTTATCAGCGGTTGTTTTATTGCCTATTGCAAGGGTGCTGCTTCCGGTTGAGGTTGTTACGGTTATTGTTCCGTATAAAAACCTTTCGCCTTTTTTGATTGTGCCGATTTTTATCAAATCGTTGGCAGCTTGTGCCGCCATTAAAATGGTTGCATTGATTGCTTTAACCCTGCAACCTTTTTGGGCTGCCGAAATCTGCTCGGCTTTCAATTCTTCGCATTTGTATTCAGCCATTTTAAACTATCCTCCTATAAAGATTTTTACTCATTTACTGCATACTACTTAATTACCGCATACTACAAACAAAAGCAAAAGGGGCATAAAGCCCCCTTTGCTATGCTTCACTAACTTGAATTTCAAGGCATCCTTCTTCATACAATCTTGTTGCAGAAAACATTTGGTTCATATAGAGATACCAAAGATACTTTTTGTCATCTCTCTTGGAAAGTTCAACAATCAAATCTTCCCAAATACCAACACCAACAGCACTTTTAACAAAAACGGGGCAGCTTCTTATGTTGCTACCGTCAATCGGCAATCTGTTTTTGACAACAAAATCAAAACCCAAAAAGGATTTTAATATACCTTTGTCTAAAACCGGCTCGCCGTAATCTCTTGAAGCATACTTCGTTTCATTAAACAACTGTCTTTCTGCTTTCGGGCTTAACACAACTAAAGGATGTTCGTTATCTATATCAACATCATACTTTCTAAACAACTCTTTAGCTTGTTCCAATTTGGTAATTGTAAAACCTGCACTGCCATGAGCAATAACATTGTTACTGTCAAAGCTGGTGTTTGTTCCGCCCTGTTTGCCTGTTTTGTTTGTTCCAAAAAAGCTTTCAATAATAATATCGTCAATCTTTCTACCGAAAGCATTTTTTGCACTTGTTGCGATTGTGTTTTGTGGGTCGCCTAAAGTTCTTACTTTATCGGCTCTTTCAAAAAGATGTCCCCAATCAAACTGTCTTGGCACATACCATCTTCTTTTCATTTCTACTTCATTGTGTGGGCTGTCGCCGTATCTGTCTGTAACTTCGTTGACATCGGTTTTGCCTATTTGGTCGCTTGCTACAGCTCCCTCGCCTTTCAAGCCGTTTTCAATTGTTACATGGCTCAAAAGTTTGCTACCTTTGTCTTGTGGTAGCATGTTAAAAACACTTTTAAACGATTGTGTGTATAACACTTGTTCTTGGAAAGTTAAATCCATTGTGAAATACCTCCATAAAAAATATTTTGTGATAATATTTGTTTTTATAGAGGTTGCCGGTTGCCCGACCTTTCTAAAAACAGGTTTATCGTGTGCTTAAAGCACTACCTACGGGAATTACCCGTATCAGCTTTCTTTCAAGCCGTCATAAGACCCTGTTTGCGGACAGTTTTTCAAGGTTGCCTTAATTTATTTTTTACAACTTTTAAAGCATTATTTTTCAGTTGTTTTGTTGTTTTTCTCAACAATCTTTATAACTTCTTTTAACCCGTCAACAAGTTGTTTCGGGGTTAATATAATCATATCTTTTGCTAAATGTATCAATTTGTCTTGTATGCTTCTGTTTAATTCTGTATTTTCCATTTTTACCTCTTACTTTGTTTGCATACCTGCAGCAATAAGCTGTAATCTTCTAAACTCTTCAACTGCACCACTATCTTTATTATTAAACTTTGTTACCCACTCTTTATCATTTTGTAATTGGGCAAGTTTTGCTTTTGCTGCTGCCGGTGTCAATGCTTCGCTACCACCTGCACTGCCGCCCTTAAAACTATCTTCGCTTAATTTTCCGGCAATATTTAAAAACAAATTCATTGTCGTTTTAAAATCTGTGCTTCTTTCAATAGCACTTATTTGTTCGCCGGTAATTCCTAAAGCTGTCATAGCTCTTTTGGCAAGCTCTAAATTTTCGTTATATCTGCCGCCCCACTCGTTTTTAAGTTCAGCTTCTTGTGCTGCAATAAATTCAGCTTGCTGTGCTGCAATTGCTTTGGCTTCGGCTTCTTGCATTGTGTTCCAACCGGTAACAAGTTTTTCAACTTGTTTTTGGCTAAGTCCGGCATCAAAAAATAACGGTGCCATCGCTTTTGCAAGTTTATCATTTTGTCCGTCGGGTATTGCTATTTTATATTCTTCTGCTGTTTTCGGTCTGCCTAATTTCTCTAAAAAAGCATTTACGGCTTCTTTATCGTTTTCGTCCGGCAACTTTAAAATTTTATCTGCCGGCACACCTTGCATTTTTTCTAAATTTCTATAACTTGTTAAAACACTTGCACTGTCTTTAAATCCTTTAAGTTCTGCATATCCTCTTAAATCTTCACTTAATCCGTCTAAAAAATTGTTTGGCTGTGGCTCGCCGCCGCCGTTATTACCGCCTGCACCGGCTTGTGGGTTGTTGTTTGGATCCTTTGTCATTTTGCTTTTCCTCCGTTTTTGTTTTTTACTTCATTTATTTTTACATTTTTACACTTTGTTGTTGTTTCAATTGTTCTTCTTTAACCAAATCGCTTAACTCGCTGTCGGTCATTTTTATTTTACCTAAAATATAATTTACAACTTGGCGACGACCTATCATCATAAACACTTCGTTATCTCTATACGGTTTAACACATTTTGAAGTCGGGTCAACCGGTGCAAACCTACCTAAATCAGCTAAAATTGCTTTAACATCCGGATTATCTTTTTTAAATACTCTTTTATAACATTTTACCTTGTCAACGAAATTTGTAATAAAACTCATTTTTTTACCTCATATATTTTTAAATTAACTTAATTCCTGTTTGTGCTTCAACATTTGCCGCTGCCAAATTCTTTGCACTGCTGCTTAATGCCGGTGCTGCTTTTAACAATCTTTCGGCATCGGCTGCTTGCCTTTGCTGTTGTATAGCTTGTGCAATATCGGCATCTTTTCTTATAACTTTTGCCGGTATTCCAATACTCTTTGCATAAATCTTTGCTATTTCTATCGGGTCATTAACTGTAGCTATTTCCGGGAATAGCTGCATTAACGGTGTTGTTGCTTCAAGGTATCTATTCATTTTAATAGCATCTTCGCTCTTTTGGGCATCGTCAAGCGGACTTTCAAATTCAATAGTCAACCTGTTTTCTTTTTTCTGTAATTCATAAATCAAATCTTCCGGCATTTGTGGTAATCTTCCGGCTCTATCGTGTATATCAAACTCTCTTAAAGCCATAACAGCCGCCCACTCTTGATATTGTCTTGTTGCCATAGGTGCAAGCAAAACGGCTTGTTCTTGTTTTTTTACCATAACCTCTGTAGCTGTTTTTGCTGCCGGGTCATTTATTAAAATGTTTAATAAGTTTATACAAAAACTGTCTGCAATAGCTTCTTTAAATTCTAATCTTAATTTTTCAAGGTAATTAAAATTTATATTTCTTTGCATAGTTGCAACAGTAGGTTTGCCGTCGCTATCTATGCCGCCGCTAATTACACTACCTGCAACACCAAATTGGTTAATATTTACAACTTCATCATCTCTTACAAGTATTTCCGGGTCGGCACTTACTTCAGCACCTTTCATAGTTATTCGTATCATTGCATTTAAAACTTTTTGTTCCGGCAAACATTGCATTGCTGCCCCATATCCATAAACTTCTTCTGTCGGGAAAATATCTAATCTGCTCATACAATAGGGCATACTATGGTAACCGCCG